ACAACTTCTTCAAATCCTAAAAATGCTTTAGGAACACGAAGAGCAGTTAATAATTTCTTTTGAATATATTCAATATCCGCAATCTCTGATAAATTTGTTGCTCCTGGCAATGTATCAATTGGGCTTGGTGCCGCTGGGTCTCTAACAGGTACAAAATAATCTTGGTCAACCGCCATTTGATTGAATCTCATATCCACATTACCTGTCTTACTATCAACAATTTGTTCTCTTTTGAATTTGTTAGCAACACGTTGTACATATGCTTCAACATCATCATCATTCATATTTCCAACAAATACTTTAAAGATTCTTCTTTCAGGAGCTCTTGAAGTTCTATAGATTAACATAGCGTCTTCACACAATAAAAGTTGTTTCCAAGTTCTTCTTGCTTTTTCTAACATAGAAGTACCATAAGGAAGTTTTCTATCGTCACCCAATAATCTAAAGTGAGCCATTTCCCATGATTGGAATTCCATGTTTTTGTTCTTCCAAGTGAAATGTAATGCCTTTTTGTCCTTATCTAATTCTTTTGTAATATCAACAGAAATCTTTTGACTAACACCAACTTCATGTCTTTCAATTTCAATTGTTGGTAATTGTTGAACACCAACAACTCCTTTCTCAGGGTCTAATTTCAAATACACAAAATTATCACCATACTTACAAGTGTTTCTTGTCCACATTGGTAAGTTAGTGTTAATATCCAATGAGTTGTTAAATAAATCGGCTAATACACCCTTAATTCTTTTTGATTCAGAATAAATTTGTAATATAAATCCATCTTCATTTGTTGTTGTAGATTCTTCAGCATAAATGTCCAAAGCGGCAGAAATCTCAGGAGTATACTCCATTGATTCATAATCATACTGAGAAGATAATCTTGTTGGCTCATAATAAATTGCTTGAGAATATAAATTATTCTCAACCTTAGCCCATTGATTTGCTAAATAAAAAGTTTGTTGTGCTTGAAGTTTTTCGGTTTCGTACTCTTGTTTGTTTGTTGTACGCAACAATTCCTGTTTATCAAACTTAAATGTTGGATAATCTTGTCCTAAAAGTGAATTAGGTCCAAATGTTTGCGACAATCGTTGCCATACCGTCATGTTCTGTTCTGCCATATTACAATTTTACTTATTACCTTGATAATATAAATAGTTATTTGGAACCAAATAACCATCCATATTTTTGATAATCGGCTTTAGTCGCTGCTTGGTTACTATAAGGGTTTTGTCTTCCCATTTGAGGAATCATTGGATTAAAGTAATCTGAAGTGTTTTTATTCTCGTTAACAACAGATGTCCAAGAATTTAACATTGCCTTTGTATGATTAACAACTTTTTGTAAGGATTGAAATGATTTTTCTGCAACATATATTGCCATAGAAATACCCATAATACAGTCATCATGATGACCTTTTTGATGGTCTGGTCTACCATTTACATAAATAAATGTGTTCATTTCGTTATATAATCTATGAGAATATATTTTGAAATCGTGTCTACACGCTTCTTCCAATGATGCGATAATTTGAACTCTTTTATTGTTAAAATTAATACCAGGTATTTTTTCATTCATTTTTGGGTCCCATTTCCACTTATTATTTGGGTCAACATTATCAACGTACATTCCTCCTTGGTAACCCATTTCTTGCATTTTTCTTGCTGTAGCAACCCCCATTCCACCTGTTAAATCCACGACACAATATGCGGTATACATACTTCCCCACTTATAAGCAATTTCTGCGGTAATATCTGGTGGAACTTTTCCAACATATTCAAGTACTTGTTCTCTTGTATCAAAATCAATAATTTGAATGCTACTAAAATCTTCCGAGTCACCTCTTGATACGTCCACACCCATAACATATTTATGACCTGTTTCTGGTTCTTTGAAAATCCAAAGTGAGCCTCCCATCATTTTAGCTAAAGGTTCTCTTAATTGATTTTTGGAAATGTTCTGCATTAATTCAGAGTCAAAAACGTTATCACCTGAACCCAAGAAATTGCATTCCAATTCCTGAGCCACTTTTCTCCTATCAAACTTTAACTTTTTAACCATTCCTTCAAACCAAGACGAACATGGTTTATACCCCTGACTTATATAATCAGTTGTTATTTCATGGTCTCGTTCATATGGATTATCAATGGATAACTCCACAACAACATCTTTGGCATAATCTTCTCTATTTAACAAAAAATGAACTAAATCATTTGTTTTAACCATATACAAATCTTTTGTATATCTTGGGTCACGATACCAATACATTTCAGAAATTTTGAAGTCATTCATATTTCTTAATGCTTGGTCATAAATTTCATAATAAATTGCGTCGTATCCGTTTGGAGTAGAAACAACAATAACTTTACCACCCGTAGATAGTGAGGCCATACACGCTGACCAGAAATCTCCGTCAGCCTCAATGAACGCAGCCTCATCAAAAATAAGAATAGTTGGTGTATAACCTCTCAACGCATCCTTTGATGTCGCAACCGCTTTGACTTCACAGTCATTAGTAAGTTTGAAATGTCTTTGTGCGTTTTTATCAGGTGAAAATCCAACACCTACCCAAGATGGCCATTGTTCTGTAAAATTTCTAATTTTGTTAGCCATCTCAACGGATGTATCTAACTTATTGGCAATGATTAGAATTTTTTCAGGTTTGGTTTTTTTAGCAAAAACTATACGTTTAGACGCCCAAGCTGCGGTAACTGTTGAAACCCCTGCTTGTCTGTATTTCAGTGCAACGTTTTCATTGTAGTTATCGTAATCTTCGATTAATGTTACTTGGTCGGGGAATAAGTCTAACGGAACGTATTTGGATACGGTGTTATCGTAGGTCTGTAAATAAGTACGAAGTGCATAAGGAGTATTCCTCATACACTTCGTTACTTCTATAATTAATTGTTCTTTATTCACAATTTGTGGTTATTTAGGTCTCGAAATACCTAAACTACCCAAGAAATCGTCTAAACCATCTTCATCGTCATCATCGTCATCACCACCATAGTTGTCCAAGTCCGAACCTTCTTCTTCTTGATAATCTTCAAAGTCACTTTTTAATTGTTGTGCTTCTCTCATTATCTCCTTGAATCTTGCGGTCGCTTTTTTAACTTTTGATTCGTCTTCTGATATAGCTTGTCCAATAACTTCTAAAAATTCTTGAGCTGGTATTTGGTACAGTAAAGTATGAAACCAGTTTATCAAACCCTTATTTGATTCTTCGTACATTTCATCAGGTAATGCAAACCTAATTTTTTCTACAATTTCAGGGCCTATTCTAAGTTGCATTGGTTCATTAGATAAAATATCTACTTGACCTTGAACTTTTTGACGTAATGAAGGGTCTTTAGGTAGACCATATCTTCCTTTACCCTCTTCAATTCCTTTAATAATTTCATGACATAAAATTGGGAAAATCATACCTTCAGCAACAATTTTTGTGTCTGGTTTTTCTTCTCCTTCTTCTCCTTCTTCACTCTCATCGTCATCATTATTTTTCAATTCAACTTTACCAGCAACTCCTTGTCCTGTTTGACTCATCATTTCAATCATCTGTTCCATACTAAAATATAGGAAGTCGTTGATTGCCATGATACCCAAATAGTCTCTGTATAGTGATGGGTTGATTTCATCTAATCTTGCCTTAATGTCAGGTTTTTGAAAAATGTAATGTCCTTTTTTTGCAGCTCCTTGAATAATGGCGTTGATGATGTTTCTTTTGTGTTTTTCTAACTCAAGGAGTTCTTCGTCTGTTAAGTCTTCAACATCAAACGATGGGATTTCAGGAGTTTCGTTTTCATCTTCCTCTTCTTCATCTTCAGGTTTCATTCTAAAATTACCTGTGTTGATAGGTTGTCTATTAAGTAACGCCTCAATTTCATACCAATCCGCAGGTACTTCAGTTTCTTCTAAAGCAGCTTGTTTGGCAAGTTCTTCTAATTCTTCTCTATGTTGGCCCTCAATTCTCATAATTGACGGTAATTTTCTCATCATCTCTTGGTATATCATACCTTGAGTTTGCTGAGAACTTAAATTGTCAATACCTGTAACTTGACTTAGTTTTTCTGCAACTTTTTGAAAACGATTACTAACTAACCTTTGTACATCCTCAGGTCCTTTTTTCATGGCAGGATTTTGAGCATATAAATTTTCAGGACTAGCCAATTTTCTTTCTAAATTTGGGTCCATTCTTTCGGGTCTATTCCCGTAATCTAATTGTTCTTTAACTCTCTTTGCCATTTTAATTTTGTAGTAGGTTTAATATTACGTCAATAATTTTATCTTTTGTTTCTTCCGCAGAAGGTCCTTTAGCCTTTGGTGCAGGTTGCTCACCTGGGTTAGGATTCTTTCCTGGGTGTGCAGGTCTTTGTGGTTTTGTACCAGGTTTTGTTCCAGGTTTGGTTGTTGGTTTTGTAGGAGCAATAGATGGACTATTTTCATTTGTCTCTTTCTTAGCTTTCGGTGCAGGTTGCTCACCTGGGTTAGGATTCTTTCCTGGGTGTGCAGGTCTTTGTGGTTTTGTACCAGGTTTTGTAGTTGGTTTTGTTTTTGGTTTTGACGGAGCAACAGATGGACTATTCTCAGTCAAGTATCTAACTAAATCACCTTTAGTAATTCTTGGTGGTAAGTTGCTTTCAACAATTTTCATAATTTTATTTTCGATAAACAAAGATACAGGATTTTTTCCTTCTGCCAATTGTTTTTTTACTTCTCTTACACATCTTTCCCATTTTCTGGATTTTTTAGGTCCTACTTGAGAATGACAAATTGCCCACGGATTTGGTTCATCTTTCTTTTTCTTAGATTCTCCCATCTCTTTTCTGTTATTATCACTATCATCATCCATTCCATCAGGAGCCATGTCATCCGACATATGAGGAGTTTCTTGTCCTGTAACACTTTGCATTGCATCAGCACCAAGAGCATCATTATTTTCCAAATCGTCTTGTTCTGCAGTCACCATAACTTCTTTGGTATTTGGGTCTTGTGAAATATTCACATCACCAATTTTACCACCTTTAGGTCCTACCTTATATGTTTTTTTAGATGGGACCTCAGTTACCTGCTCACCAATCAATCTCGTATGTAGAATATCAATTTGAGATTCATCCAACTTTGAAACAGTTTTGGATGATAACCCTTTTTCGATAAGTTCTAACGCTTTTTTGTTAATTTTCATATATAACTTTCTTTTCAAATTCTAAAATCAAATCCTTTTCGTAGAGTTTGTCCTTTATTTCTTGTTCAGTCATTCCAAATCTAAAAACCAAACGTTTCTGTCCGTTCTCTTCATCGGTTTCCCAGGCTAACGCAACAACATCGTCAATTGCGTCTATCATAGAAAAAAAATCGGAGTTCTGAATCAATTCCAATTTTATATCAGTATTTCTCAGAACTCCCACTTTTTTAATATATTGTAACTCAGGAGGACTAGGATAACCATTTGATGGCTTACTTTCCCAAGATTCCCCCCACACATCCAAACTTTCAGAGAATATGAATTCGTAAAGATTGTCTCCCTTATAGTTGGGTCCTAAACCATTTACGTATATCAAATTA